CACAAACTTGCGCTTTGGTTTATCGGGGGTTGGGCTATCTCCTAATTCAGGCCATGCCATCATCAATCCTCCTTTTTCTTTTTGGGGCGCAGCCCCTATAGATACAGTTACGTTAGTAACTGTATCTATATTTGTACTAGTAGATATATCATTAGTATTAGTATTAGTAACTGTACCACTGTCAATGTATAGAATGCCTGAAATTACGTCGTCGGTAAATTTAAGCAGTGTCCGCCATTGTCCAGAGCTATCTTGATACCTTACGGCTTTTATATACTTATAGAACTTAAGTTCGTTCATAGCATTCCTAATGGCATCTCTACCCTCAGGTACCGATGCTGACATTTCTTCAGACGATAGAACACGCCCTACTTCAACATAATATGCATATAGACCCCTAGCACGAAGTGACAGGTTTGGGTCTGAATATGGTGACTTCATAATCTCCTCCTTCTTGGAGGACACACTCTATAGCGGAGGTACCTTCTTTGGCAACCCGCGAGCAACGCGTTCTGGTGTTCCGGTTATAAGGTTTTCTACAACCACTGAGGATATAAGTCCAATGAACGACGCAGAGAGTACATAAAAGATTTGATCCCAACCTAAAGGTCTAAGGACTAGACAGGCTACTGTGCTCATAGAGAGAGCAAGTAGGCCCCTCCATTTTCCTAGGGATATTAATAGTTCCTCTATAGCTGTTAACACACAGGCTACTGCCCAAGCTGCTACCAGTAGTTCAGTCATAGGCAGAAACCTACTCTCTAAAAATTGCCTTGTCAAGGTGGAAGGTGCGCCCAATGCCTAGAGAAGTCGGGGTACAAACAACTTCTAGCTTTGCAAACGATACGCCTACGTTATTAAACCTTGCAGATCCCACAACGTCTGTTGTTGAAACGTTAGACGCTGAGAATGTATAAGAAAACGTGTTATCGGTTACTGCGCTAATAGTTGCATTTCCAGCAAGGTTAGGGAACTCGTTAATGCTGATTGTTACTTCTTCCCCAACAGAGAATTTATGGGTCGACCTAGTAGTTACAGTTACTACGCTGCTAGCTATGGCTACTTTTGAAATACCCACTGTTTTGTTTCCTGGAGCTACGATATCTAAGTATGCCCAACGATCATGTCTATTTATGACCATAGAAGAAGTTTTTTCTCTTAAGAATCCGCCGCCTTCTGCATACCACTTTATTTTTAACGTGTAAGTTCCATACGCGTCTTCGTTTTCTGGTTTTACAGCTATCGACGCGTAGTATCCGGTTATTGGCTCAATGTCTATTAAATCAGTAATAATTCCAAAACTAGTTGCAGCTGTGGACGCTACTTTACAAAAAGCAGCCCCTTGAGTAAGAAACTCATCAAATAGGGTTCCTCTTGACAGGGTTCGCTTTATGGTTGCAGATACGCCATTCCACCCCTTTAGATTATTTTCAAAAGAAGGCGATGTAACTAGGGTGTCTAAAATTTCTTCTAAACCTACATCAGATGGTTTTGTTTGCAGCGCATAGCTTGACCCTAAAGGAGTAACTAAACTTAAAGAAGACTCTAATCTTTGATACTTCTCTGCGTATCTAGTGCCGTAAAAACTATACCCTGCGTTAACCATAGAAGAGTAGCGGTATGAAATTGTTTCTCCTGATTGTGCTAAGTTTGCTGAGGTTGTAGTTAACCCGTTTGCTGGGTCTACAAATGGAGTTGCAACTCTTCCAAATTCAGCTTGTACCCCGTCAATATGGAACACCTTGGTTCCAGATCCTGCATCAGTTAATGAAATTGTGATTGTAAAGTTAGTTTCCCCTACTTCTGCAATACGATTAACGTGAATTCTTGTCCAAGAAGAAGCGTTAGCAGAAGAAACTTTAAACGCACCTATTGCTTGTCCATTAGTACTTATTGAGTACGTTCCCGCAACATTCTTAATGTATGCAGAAATAACAACGTCTTCGCCACCTACGCAAGCCCCAGTTGGGTAGTAAACAACGGTAGAGATCTCTCCACCGCCGGTAGCAGATACGTTTCCTCGTTTAGTTCCAAATAAAGGACTAGAAGTGCTTACTGTAAAGGTAGTCCCGGCAGCTGCGGTCCATTTGCTGGTATCAGCAAACGCAGAGTTAGTAACCATATTAAGTTGGCTTCTAGTATCCCAAGTGCAGTCAGTTAAAGTATAAAAAGTACCTGTATTTGGGTTGGCAGGTATTACTCCGCCGTCTCCTTGAAAATAATCTGCAATTGTAGGGGAAGCAACTAGCATCACAGAACTTACATAGAAAACATCTCCTGCAACAGCATCTGGAAAATAAACAGAAGTTTTTACGAGAGGTTTGCTGTAATCTTCGCCAAGTACTGGAGAAACCGCATAAGCGGTTTTCCTTTGCGCAGTTGCTGAAAGAACAAGGGAAGTGCTATCTACATAGTAGGGGGTTGGAGAGTAGTATTTTCCATCTACATCTGAAAGTATTTTAATTTGATCTTCGTATGATTGTGGAGAAGAGTATTCCATGCGGACTTTTGCCGTTCTTCCAACAGGCCCACTTACATAAAACCCAACCGTGTGCGGAGTACCCGGCTCAACAATTTGCCAGTCAGAAAGTAAGGCGCAATTGTTTGTAGTTAGTGCTGTTACTTTAGCAACTGTGGTTCCAAATACTTGTGCGGTAGATGGGGCATTAAAGTCTTGAACAACTTCTGCGTTGTACCCCTGCCACCAACTAGTGCCAGAACTAAAACTTGGATTAAGAATAAGATTTTTTACCTCTGTTTCAAGGTTTACTTTAATAAGTCGTGCATCTTCATAAACATAGTCGTTAGTTATTTCAGAAAATTGAAACATATCAAAAAGAAGATCTGTACTAGCTGGTACTCCTTGTAGCAACATCTCTATTCCTGCGTACGTAGCTGTTGCTGGGACTGAGGTAGCGGTAAAAGAAAAAGGAGCCCAAACATTAGTAATTTCAGTAACTAGGGTTGTTGCACTCGTTACACTGATTCTAGTTCCTGTTTTATCAAAGAATACGATATATCCCGTTAAATTTGGGTATGTAGCTGTTACTGCTGTTCTTGCGTCTTTTGATCTTACTGAGCCGCTAAAAACATATTGTTTTGTTGGTTTAATAGGAATTCCGAATAACTTTGAATCAAGCGCCGTATTCCAGCCACACAACGCTATAGTTTGCGCATTGTTAGTTCCTGTGGATCCTCTTGTTAGCTTTAAGAATCCAGAAAATTTAGGTATTGCAGTTGGGCTATAAATTCCGGGTGAAGGTGGAGAGATAGTTACTCCTAAATCAGCTAAAGAAGTAGAATATTTTTGTTGGGTTAAGGTCCATCCTGTATGGGCAGTGCCTGAGGTGTAACTTCCAGCAAAAGGCGCAATTACGTTTGTCCAACGTCCCGTAGACTCTTCAAATGAAGAATCATTATAGTCAAGCATTAAATTTTTACCGATAGTTACTGGAGCGCCCCAGTGAGTAAGAGCGGTAGCGTATACTGAAATAGCTGCGCTAGTACCTTTTACAGAGTTAATAAAGTTACCAGTTTTATATATAGAGCGATGATACGTATCTCCTAAAGAGGGTTCGTATAAAAATCCTAGGTCTGTTATTTTATTTTTTAATAAGATTGAAGGTATGTTTTTAGCGTCAGCGTAGTCTTGAAGAAGCGAAGCTTGCACATTAATTTTGTCATATTCAAAACTGTACGCATCAATAATCCTACTTAATTCGGTATCTTCGGCTTCTCCTACAGCATCTCCAATTCCAGACATTTCATTTAGCCACGCTGCTGGCAACCATCGTTTAAAAGAATCTGCGGTTGAGGTTTGCGCAATAGTGTTTACAGTTGTGCTTCCACAGTTTATCCACTTACTGTTTGTGTATCCGTTAATAACCCCAGAGCCATCGATAGATGCGGTAAATACCCAGATAGTATAAGTTACTTCATGATTTTCTAAAAGATTTGAGTCGTCGTCAACATAAGTAAGTCTAAATCCAGAAGGCAGATCTCCGTAATCCAATACGTCACCTACATAGGGACTATCTGGAACTCCAACATAACTTCTTACTAGTCTCCAAGCTATTGGTACATACGGAATGTCAATTGGGTCGCTAAGAATAGATTTCCAGGTCAAAGACACAGTTTGATAGTCGTAAGACCACCCAAAAATGCCAGAGGAGTAGTACAGGCGGTTGCCGTCTACTTCTCCGTACTTTGGTATGCCATACGTACCAAAACTATATTTTGCCATGAGTATTGCCCCTGTAGTTGGTTACATTCCTGCAAGTAAGAATGGGTTGAATGGGTTTCCTTGAGCGGTCGTATTTGCTGTATTTGCGGTTGTATTTAGAGTATTGTAGTCAGAACTTCCTACATACAAAACGTTAGCATTACCTACTTTTGGTAACCCCGCAAAGTTAATGTTGAACTGTAAGACGTTAGCAATATTTCTAGTTTCAATTAAGTTAGCTGTTCCAGCTGCTGTTTTAGCAGATATGGCCACGACTCCTTCTGCAGGAGAAATAACGTCGCCAGCTTTATTAAAGTATGGAGATCCAACAACTCCGTTTACTAGCCCAGTTTCAATATTAGCTAAACGAGCTCCTACCGAAGTCCAAGTTGTTGTTTGAACAAACGTACCCGTATATGCAGAAGTAAGCGCAGTGTTACCAACAGTTAACTCAATAGCTCGTACTTCGTCTTGTAAAATGTTAACGTGGTCAGCAAAGATAGTGTCTACTAAGTCTACTTTGTTAGTAAACGTTCTAACCGACGTGGGGTACTGTGCTGGCATTTTTTTACCTATCTGTTGGGTTTAGGCTATTTTCTAGCATGTTAGTAAGAATGTCATGACAAACCGCCAGTTACGGTAATCAATAAGTTTGCTGTTAGTAAGACGGGCAAGTATCCAGCAGATAAAGCAACTGCGGGAGTTTGTACTGACCCGCCGTTGTCAGTATTAAATTTAGATACTGTTACTGAGATAACCCCATCTACGGATTGAGCTTTTGCAATAACCGCAGATAAAGCAACTGATTGTCCAAAAGATACCGACTCATACGCAAATAGACCACCGGGGTTTATAAAAGCTGATCGTATATTTCTAGATATTTCTGAGTTTCTATAAGAAGGTTTTGCCGTAACTGCAAGAGTCACATAAAAATCTGTATAGGTAGGGGCTACTATGTTAAGCGTAGTTCCTGCTGGAATTTTTGAAGCCATATAGGTTTGAATTTCAGCGGCAAGTGCTGTCCAAGTAGCGGTTGGAGATCCTGAAACAATTCCTGGGGTAGTCGACCCATCATTTTGAGTTTGTAAATAAAGATTTACTAGGGTGTACAAAGAAGAGGTAGCTTTTACTTTTCCAACTTGAGGTACTAAACTAGCTAAAGCTTCGTAATCTGCAAGAGTTGTTGCCCGTCTTTGTGTAGAAATAGCGTTCTTTACTTTTGTTCTAATTTGAGTACTGTCATCTCCATCAGCTCCTCCGTAGCTAGCTGCCGGGTTAGTAACAGACAAATAACTAACTGCTTCTGGAACGTTGTTTCCTGGAATAAAAGTGACTTCTTCTATAGTATTTGCAGATAGGTTTCCTGAGGCTCCAGCGCTAGTTTTATACAAAGCGCTAATTACTTGCCCTGAAGGTGGGATAGACCCATTAACTCCGTCTCCAAAAATAATAGAGGTAACCCCATCTTTGTCAATACTAGTTGTAAACACTAATGCAGTAGGTCCGTATTCTGACAATGTTTCCGCAAATTCCCACGGAGCAAACGCCTCTCCTTGACCTACGTATACAACAATTGAAGAGTCCACAATTCCTGTATCACTCAGTTGAATTTCTTGATCAGCTGTTCCAGAAGAAGTACCTAGGTTAACTGGTAGCGGTTTATTAGTAGTTGCGCTAATTAAATCTGGTCGATCAGTATTTACTGTCTTACCTTCACGAGCAGCAAGTGTAACGTTGTCACCGGCGGCTAGTTGAACAGCACTTTGAGTTGTTTCAAAGTAAACCTCTGTAAAGTCTCCGTATAAAAGGGTAGCTAAAACTTGAGTTCCTACTGGAATGTCTATTACCGTATCACTTACATTTTCAAATCTAATAGCAACGGTAGCTGGCGTTGGTCCTGAAACACGATACCCAAAAAGTTTTCCAATATCAACTAGTGTTTTTCTACGGGTAGCGGTGTCTACCGATAGTTCGTTAGCTACTCGGTCAATGTAGTACGACTGGATATCCCCCATATATGCAAAAGACTCTAGAATAACTGTTCCTAGATCGCTAGGGTCATCGGCGGTCCATGCGTAGTTAGTACGGACGTTTACCAAATTAGTTAAGTCGGTGAGCAAAGAGTTGTAGTCTTTAGACGTGTAGTCTATTTGTAAAGGTATCTCGTTAGCCATTTTTTACTCCCTTGAGGTAGAGCCGTCTGGATTAAGCACTGTACTTAAAATATTTACGGACGTAGTTGTAAAGTCTGGGAGAATTATGTTTAAAGATACTCCCACTGTCCCATCTTCATTTAAAGCGGTTATGTTAATGTTATCTATGGTTATGTCTGGAATCCAGGTAGAAATTGCTTTTCGGATAGCGGCGTCTATTGCTTTTTTAGCATTACTTTGATTTTCAAACATTGCCCTGACAATGTCAGTACCGTACGTAGGGCGCATAGGGCGCTCCCCAATAGCGGTAGATAGAAGCGTTAAAACTCTATCTTGGTATATTTTTGTTTGATCTTCTGAGACTGCAGCTACGCCAAAGGGATCTAAAGTAAAAGGATATGAAAAAGCTTTCATTTCGGCTCCTGTACTCCTATCCATACTGGTTCATTTGCAAGGCCCGCCACAAACATTACCCAAACTTTTTGTCCTTTTTTAGGTAACAACCTGTGAAGAGTGTGCTCTTCTGTCGCCCCTATATCTGTTGCGTCATTCCACTTTTTAGTGGTGTTTGCTACAACTTTGTGAGGATGCTTAAGGGTACCAGCCCCGCTCTTTGCCACCACGGTAAGCGCCGGAACAGTCTCTGTATCGCCTCTAGAGTCAGTCACACTTACGGGGGTAGTAGTGAGTAGGGCAGCGATCTGCGCCGCTGTGTGCTCCGCATGATCGGGGTGATTTGAGTTTACGGTTGTAGGTAGAAGGCATCTGGCCCAGTTAGTAGTTTCTTTACCCGTGATTGTTACTGAAAGTTTAATTCTATTTTTCTTCAGGGGGTCGTTGATGTCTACCACTGTTCCTTCATATAAACCAAAAAATCTAGGCCTACCCTGGGGGTCTAGCATGTAGTCTACGTCTTTATCTCTTCCCCGGGCCATTATTTTTTACCTGTTTTTTTAGCTGACCAAGTCACTGTACGTTTTACAGCAGAAAAATCTGGGACATCATTTTTATATATATTTGGGGTGTATGAAGTAGGTGCCGCGGCTTTGTAATTAGGGTTTACTACCTTACTAGATTTTTCATAGGAGGCGTAAGATTCTATTTTTCCAGCATTTACACCAAAGGAATAGTCATTTAAGTTGGACTCCCCGGCATCTAAAGACTGTTCTCCAAGTTCAGCAGCAAAGTCTCTAATTTCAGTATCTCCCCCGATAGACGTGTTTACGTCCCCCAGTTTATCTGCTCCCAGAACAACATTTAACTGGTAGGCCTTATTACCGCTAGCAAATACGTGGTCTACTCGTAGTACAGTCCAATATCCAGACATTCCTTGCTCTACGTTATCTAGATAAATTAACGTACCTGGTTTTACCGCAGCATTTCCAACCAAAATCGCTGTAGCGGTATATTTATACCGAAATGCCTCTGCACGGTCAGAAGCTATGTACTTAGCATCCGATAAACTTGTGGCACTTTCAAAAGGCAAATGTTGTAAAAAAGTAGTTTTGTTGGTAGCGGAAGAATGGGTAGCCATTAGACCTCACCCCGCAAATATGCACTACTAGGCACTACTACTCCTAGGGTTGCTTTAGATCCCGGCTTAGAACTATGGGTAGTACTAATTGGGGTGTCATTAGTTTGATGTATTCCTGAAACAACTCGATCCACAGTAGCGCCAAACATGTCTGGGGCTTCATCTGAAATAAGGGGCTTAAAATCAAAAATAGTGCCCATAGCAGTAGCAGTTGTTGAAGACAAGTTTATTGTCTCTACATAGAAATAAGGTGCGCTAGCTTTGCTTGCAGAGCTTAATTTATCCTTAGACATAAAGTAAATACTTGTTTTTTCAGTTTTTAAAGCAAACCCTGTTTGTTTAGCAAGCATTTTAAGCAATTGCCAATCACTTTGTCCCGCTTGAGTTATTGAAGAAAAAACTCGTGGGTGTCGTTGAGTAATAGCTTTTAGGCCGTATTTAGCTGCTACCTTAGACACTACAGCATCAGCGGTAGTAGTTTTATAGATTTTTTGATCGGTATTTTTTAATAAATACGACGGAGAAACACAATATACTTCAGTAGCGTTTTCGTTTATTACTGAAGGTTTAATGCTATGGACATAGCCAATAAACGTAGTTTTTTCTAATCCGCTACTCCAGATAAACTCTACAGGGTCACCAGATAAAACAGTGCTTTCCTGTTCGTTGACTTTTCCAGCAAAAGATAGGATTAAAAGTTCATGGGAATCAAGCTCTTGAGTTAAAGTAGCTGACAACAAAACTAATGGAAAGTCTGGACTATTAGGAAAGAAAGCGTTTCTACTGGTTGGACGCTCCACAGGTAAGGTAGCTAATTGATTGCTCATTAAATTTGGCATTAGTTAACTCCTTGGAATTCTAAGAACTGTTCCCGGTGCAATATTGAAAGGGTTGTTAATTTCAGGGTTTACATCTAAAATTTTCCACCACAACACCGCAGAGCCTAAATAAATGCTGGCTAAATAATCAATTCTGTCTCCGTACACCCAAGTGTAGTTGATATACGAAATGGGCGTTGATTCTGGAAATTTTCTGTAAACGGTCCAATTATAGAATCCAGTAGTTTTATTTGGGATTTGCTGGGCGTCACCAGTGTAGTATCGAGAAGATCTATAAACAGCCATTATTCAGGCACCGCCCCACGGGGAACACCTCTGTTGCCCAACGGAACAGCCACAGTCGGTAGAGTCTTAATAAGTTGAGTTTGAGTATCAATAGTAAGGTATTTTTTATTCTCGCTGTAAAATTCTGGAAGACGTTGACAAGTAAAGTCAACAGCTGTTCTAATAGGGATCATTTCTTTTGTAAAAAGATCGTGAAGTACAGTTATTCCAGTAACATTTACTTTGTACCTTAACTGATCGTTTAACTTTAGAACAAACGGAAGCGCGGTCATGTATCCAAGGTTAGCAGTTGCCATTTCTAGATCTTGCTTTGCGTTTCCTAGTAATGTAGACAATTCAGGGTTTCCGTTAAATACTCTAAACATATACTCTAAATCATACTCAGTTCCTCTATTAAGGATTCCAGCGCATTGTTCAGGAGTTAAGGTTGTTGGGTAGTCGGGGGCACCTACAACGGTTGTTCTTCCGCCCATATCCCACCTACGCATAGTATTCATGTCAGCTACTCTGTCTATAATAAGACGCATAGTAATAACGCCACCTACACCATCTGCTACTAGAACAGCGTTGTTTGGATTTTTTCTTGTCCAGTCAACATTGTTACTAGAGTTCATGCTGTAGCTAAATGTAGTAGGGTTAAATATAAACCTAAAACCCCAGAATTTAGTTACTTTTTTATCATAGACTTTTGCTGTATTAAGGACTGTGTCAGGATCCAGATAAATCATTCCTAGTTGGTTATAGGAGTTTCCATCGTCATATGAATCTTTTCCACCAAAAGCTATTGGAGAAAAATGACGGGTCATGATGTGCGGAGGCGGATTAAACGTTTCTGCACTTTTAATTGTTGTAGATGTTGCGGGAGGGGTAGTAGTGGTAGTAGTTGTAGTAGTGCTGTTACCAGCAGCCCCTTCACATATAGAGCTTTGAAATTTTTTATGAGAAGCTATAGCTTCATTTTTATAGGAGGCAGAGGTAATTTTTACCGTAGCACTAGGAGGTACGTATGCTTTATTATCAGACATCCAGTCCCACCCACTAGCCGTCCAAACTGTCTTAACACGGCCGGCTGCTGCATGGTCCTCAAAGCTAACTGTGGGGTATTTTTTTAAATCTGACTCTAAAATACTTTTTACTGAGTATTTAACTTGTTTTTCGTAAGTTGTACTCTTTATAGGGTCAGTAGCTACAGCAGGAAGTTCTCTGTAAGGAGATTTACGTTCTTTGTACTTGTAGGTAGAAAAAATGCCTACCCACCGCTTATTACAGCTATCCCAACCCCAACCATTTAAAGTTTGTGTTGAGGCTTGAGCTAAAGTAGATGATCTGTCTGGAGCCACAGCTGCTTTAGTAAAAGTAATGCTGGGGATAGCAACGGTTTGCCATTTAGTAGGGTTATATCCTATTTGACCCCAATTTTTTGATGAGGATTGTCTAGGTACAATAATAGTAACCGGCAAAGCCCCGTTATTTAAATCGGCTTGTTCAGTACTAGCAACTAATGAACTTGTAGAAGCATTTGAAAGTCCTGGAAGTATGGATTGAAAAGGTTGATATATCTTAATTGTAAATTTAGGGGTGTATGTTGAGGGTTTGCTTGAAGTAAACCCAACGCTAAAGTAATCGTTGTCTAAAGGAGTCCAAAATGGGTCGTTCTGTACAGTTAATACTTGCCCTAAAACAAGGTCTGTAACTGCTTTAACTCCTACTACAGCTCTACGTTGTGAGGAAGTATTAAATTCAATTTTTTCAAAGTTATTAAGTTGATCTTCTATAGTAGGGTCAACAGTATCCCCTTTAAATACTCGAACATTGTAAATAACTTGCTCTCCACAGATGTTTTTAGTTGCTGGGGTAGCTCGAACAATCTCTGCGTAATATTTAGCAGCCATTAGTAACCACCTACTTGTTCTAAAAATTTATCGTTTTGAAGCGCAGATTTAAAGCTTTGCAGTAAAGTTTGAACTTCTTCAATCCCTGCTCTAGCAATATTTACGTTCATATTAACCGTGATACCCCCACCGCCAGCGCCTGCTGGTCTATTTCTTATACGATCCGCTTCCATTTTAGTCATTAAAACTTCGTCTTTATGGGTGTAAGTTAGTCCCTCTTGAGTACGTTCATCCCCGTAGAACCCTACTTTAATTCCAGCTTTTCTAGCTGCAGACTGTGCATCATCTAAATACTTACTAAAGCTACCGTTTTTATATGCAGACCAAGCATCCCAATTTTTTCCTTGGTTAGAGATGTTCCAAGCAGCTTGTAGATTAAATGTAGGGTCATTTAATTTTTTGCCGTCTCTCCACTGACCAGCAGCTCCCCATTTCTTTGGGTCCTTATAACTTCTAATTTGAAATACGCCCATACTTGGACCATAGGTTTTGTTCTGTAAACCTTCGTCACCCATAGCCTTAGTTCTACCACCTGACTCAGCTAAAGCTACTGCAAAAGCAGTCTGTAAAGACTTACCTCTAAATCCTTGACGATAAAGTGCAGACATTAATCCTTTACGTGATCCAAAAGCCATACCCCCAGCATCACCGGATGCAGCATCCATTGCGTTGTTTGAGGTTAAATTTGATGCGTAGTCTAATACGCCGGAACTACCGTGGGTTTTTGCCCAACCAAGAGCGCCATCAGATATATCTTCAAAGCCTATTGAAGCACGTTGAGAAATAAGTTGAGAAAGCCTAGTACCTCCCGCAACCGCGGCTCTACTTCCACTGTCTAATCCACTAGGGGATGTCCAATCAAAATTTTTGTACGCATCAGATTTTGTATTAAACAGGTTAGCAACGCTAGATTTTACTTTTGCAAACCAACTCTTTGGATCTTGTCCGCTACCTGATTTATCTTTTCTAACTTCAAAGTGAAGGTGGGGTCCAGTAGAAGACCCGGCTCCCGGCGCTCCCTTAGCACCACCAGAAAGACCAATCATTTGTCCTTGACGTACTACGTCCCCTACTTTTACAGAAAATTTGCTTAAGTGTGCATAGTAAGTAAAGAAACCATCGTGTTTTAATACTATGTAGTTACCATAACTTCTAGCTCCGCCTGATTGAGTAGTAACAGTTTCTACAATACCGTCCGCAGCAGCTAATACAGGAGTTCCTACAGGCATTTTATAGTCAATGCCTCCGTGGTGTTGTGTTGCAGTTCCATTTGGATCTTTACGAGTTCCAAAATCAGAAGAGACTGCGTAACCCTGACCTGGATTTATCATGGCTGCGTTAGATGCGTTAGTCTGTGCTCCGCCTGTTCCAGCTGGTCCGCCACCTTGATTCATACCGAATAGTTGTCCTGCGGCATTTCCTCCGCCGCTTACTATTGCACCAATTAGCGCTCCTAAAGGACCGCCCAACAGTGCTCCACCACCAGCTCCTAAAGCAACAGAGCCTGCTAAAGAACCAAAATTAAATTTTTTACTTCCCTTACCTGCTTGATAACCGCCATATGCACTTAATGCCGCACCTAAAATTGGAATGCCTTTACTCATGCCTTTGGCTGCACCGGCTGCACCGGAAGCGTATGTTCCTGCGGCAAGGCTTCCACCACCTCTTGAGCCCATGGCTGCACGCATCATTAACATTTGTCCAAGGCCACCGGCTGCACCGCTCATAGTTGCGCCTGCACCACCGGCATTAGGTAGGGTTTCTAAAACTCCCTTGAGAGAAGCTAAACCATTTACTACTCCAGGAAGAGTTTCCGCCATTGCGGCAAACCCGTTATTAACAACTGTAGCTGCTCCTAGAGCTCCTTGGTACCCACCTACTAATCCTTTTTCAGTTCCTTCTAAAACTCTATTTTGAGAGCTTTGAAAATTAAAATTCGTTCCTTGAACGCTTCCCTTTAAGCCCATAGTGTTTAACACACCGCCGGCACTCTTCATTTGTTTAGCTGTTAATGGTTTTTTATTTTTAACTCTGAGCATGAGCATACTAGAATAAAGTTGGAATACTTCTTGACTTCCACCAGCTGCTGACATAATAGTTTGAAATTCAATACTATTTGGGGAGAACATTGCTTCTGGATTCTTAGGGTCTCCACCTTTAAATAGTACTCGATAAAGATCATTTACTATTTCATTTGGTTGTCTTACGTTTCCATTGGCATCTCTTAAACGGATACCTAATCTAAGTAAATTCATACCGTTTTGACTTGCGTATGCTCCAGCCGCACCTTCATTCGACATGCCTGAAGCTGCGCTCATACCACCAAGTTGACCCATAAGGTTTTTAGTAGTTAGAGAGTTAGCGCCGTACCCACCCTGTGATAGCACTTGACCTAAGGCCATAGTAGGTCCCATGGCACTGGTCATGTTTCCTCGACCAACCATAGAGTTTGCGCCCGTGATTACTCCACGAGATCCGCCACGAACTCCAGTGGAGTACATAGCAATTTGTTCAGCGGCAAGTCTTTGCCCAACCGCAGTCATAGTGCTTGGCATGATTCCGTAAGCTGCGGCACCTACTCCAAGTGCTACTCGGCCTGCCATTCCGGCAGCACTCATGCCACCGCCTTGGCCGTAACTTCCGTTTTGCAAAGATTGAGCACCAGGCCCCATAGAACCTAAACCAAGACTGCTAGAAGATTTTCCTTCTTGTAGCTTGCTTCCTTTTTCTATGTGTTTGTATACTTTTTCGTATATTTTTTCTAATTCGGTGGCTTTTTTGACAGCTTTTTCTAAGCCCTTTTCCATGGCGCCGCCCATTGATTCAATAGCTTTTTTGCCAGTCTCGGCAAGGCTATCTCCTAAGTTTCCTTTAGGATCGCGTTCGGCCATTAATAATTCACCACCTTAGGTCTTGTAGCTGCTTTAGATAAGAAAACTAATCGTTCTCTTGCCGTTAAATTTCGTAACTCTGTTAAAGACCAGCCTGGATAGAACTGGGCTAAAACGTCGTAGGAGTCGATAAGCATTTGGTAGCTTGTCTCATGAACGAAACAAGTCTGCCAGTGTTAATGGCAGGTCTACCTCCTGGCCGCACGTCCCACAGGCCTTTTTCACTTCATTTAGTAGTGGACCAGGATTGCGGTCGGCAATCTCTTCCAAAATTGTTCTACGATCTTTTATACCTAAGTTACGAATTTGAGCTTGACCCAATACTGGGACATCGTTAATTTCTAGTACGCAGCTACTTAAGAGCAGAGTGTCAAGCTCTGCAACATTTTTGTTAGACGCGTTGATTAACTTGTTTTGAGTATCTCCTGTAGGGAGGGCTACCTTTACTCGACCTACTTTAAGATCAAGAGTAAATCTACGATCATTGACCCTGTCGCTTAAAGTTTTTACTTTTACGTCTTTTTTCAGGTCAATTTTAAAGTTTTGAACTTCTGGACAACGACTACATACGGTATCTAGTTCAATTTCAGATCCAAAAGTAACACAACGAATGCCTAACAAAAGAGCCTCTCGGTCACCTGCTAGTAGCATTCCCAACGTTTCTTTGTCTGCAGGCTTACCACCAATAGACACAGTAGCTCGTTCTAGGATTAACATCAATGCTTTTCCTGGTTCTGAAAGCTTAACGATAGCTTCTTCGTCAGCTCCGGTTAATTCTCTAACTTCAGCGGTAGTAACTAGTTGATCATCCATAGGGTCATAAAATCCCCCAGGTAGCTCAATGTTTGTGTCGGGAAGCGATGGGATCGTAATAACTGGTGTAGACCCCACCGCTTCTTCGACAACTACTGCTGATAAAGATTGCGCTATTTTATTTGCCAATGCCGGATTTTCTGCGGCATTTATAGTACTTGTACTCATGTTATATACCCTTTGTTAGTTATGACTGATTAGTGTTTTCTGAACCCTGGATTGCGCCAGTTGTGTTGAATACTGCTGCTGAAGCTGTGTAGTTTTCTGCGTATGTAGCGTCCCAACCTTCATGAACTACAGTCATTTCTTCAACCATTAGGCTGTTGCCTCCGGCATCTAAATTGCTATAGGAAAGGTTAGTAATCCACGCATTGTATATGCGGAAACGTAGAGCTACGTGTGGATCGGCAGCTGTACCGGCTTTGGTACCTGCTGGTGCTTCTACTGTAAGGCCTGAAGCATTTGGATGGCTTAGAACCTTAATATCGATGTCACAACGGAAATCCGCTCCAACACCTGCAGTTGCGCCTGCACTAATTACTGAAAATAGACGACGCATCCACTTATAGTTTTGTGAGTTTTCTAGCATCACACCGCGGCTAAATGTAACCGGGCTGAATGAAGTTTGACCAGGAAGCTGGTGAACAGTTGTGTTGTAGCCACCTTCACGGTACTGAATTGATTCTGTTGCTACTGTTAAACCAGAAACAGACGTAAAACCCATTTTGGCATCAAATGACCAGGTTGGGGTTGCGGTACCTGAAGGGGGTAGAAATTCCACCAGGAACCGGAAATTACGTACTGGATCGGTTGCTAACGTAGATAATACGTTAGTAAATGCATTAGCCATTTTTTGTTATCTCCTTACGCCGTAGCGCTTCCGGTGATCTGCCCAATGCTGATCACGATGAACTCTGCTGGGTACTCCACAGCTACGCCAATTTCAATATTAACTCGGCCAGTAAGAATCTGCTGGGGAGTATTATTTGAGCTGTCGCATTTTACATAATAAGCTGCTGCTGGGGTAGCTCCTCGTAGACCGCCTTGTGACCAGTAGTCACGAAGAAAGTTACCTAAAGAAGTACGGATTTGGTTCCAGAGACGCTCACTATTGTTCTCAAAGACTGCGAAAGTACTGCGATCAGTCATTTCTTTCTTTAAGAAAATCATTGAACGGCGAACGTTAATGTAACGCTCACCTGGGGTGTTATTCATAGTACGACCACCCATGATTACTACACCTGCACCAGGAACGTTACGAATAGCGTTTACTGGAGCTGAGGCAACGTTTAGGGAGTCTAGCTCTGAGTTTGTTAGCGTACGCTCTAGAGCTACAGCGTTTGCAATACGTGTTCCAAAACCTGCTGGTGTCTTAAACACTCCGCGAGTAGCGTCAGTGTCTAAGTACTTGCCCATTGCGGCAGGTCCAGGAGGAAGGATACGAGTTGCTGCAGTAGCAGCGCTTAGTTGATCTGGAATTACTATCCATGGGAAGTATGTAGCTGTGTTGCCACCGTCTCCGGAAGCAGAAAATGCTGCTTTAACTTCTCCAGCATAAGTGATGGCTTCAGCGGCGGTTAATCCTGCTGGAGGATCAACAATTGCAAAAGCATCTCCTCGAGCTTCGGCATATGCGGCTACGTCACCTTGTAGAGCAATTGCAGCTGTACGAGCTGAGTTATCTCCACCGGATGCAAATGCATAAGCAGCGTCTGCGTTATTGATTAAGAGAGGGACGTTGATAGTATCAAAAGTAGATAGCGCAGTTGAGAAGTTACCACGAGTAGGGGTAGAACCGTTTGCACCACTAGTAAACGCTCTTGCTGATGCTACTGCTGGTTGATTACTTGGAGAAGCAGTGGCAGAGTTTAGATTAGTTACTGTTACATAACTTGAGCTTGAGTTTACATAAGACACTACATAACGAGAGTTTGTACTAGACATACTCAAGTCACTGAATTGTTCTACGATGTTATCCCCATCAGAAATCGTAAGATTAAAGGTTGTAGCTGATGCAGAAGTTATATCTGCTTTTAGGGAATTTCCCCACGTACCTGGATTAGATGCGTTAAGGGTTAGGGTAGAAATAGGGGATGATGCACGGTCAACAAGAGTGACTGATGCAGCAGCAGCGCTGGAACCTACGACTCTTTTTACGTATACCTGACGTCCGCCGTTAGCGAAGAAGGCATAGAGAGCCCAGGTTGCTGGGTATGAATCTGATACTCCGCCAAATGTCTTTACAAAATCGTACCAGTTTGTAAGCAATACTGGTGCAGCTGTAGGACCTTTTGCAAATGTACCAACAAAAGCGCCACGAGATTGGCTAGTGTTGGCAGATTCAACTGTTTGAGGCAGGGCGACTTCATTAATGAAGACTCCTGGCCGGCTATATGTAGCCATCTGTTTTACTCCTTAGGTTGGGTTGGTTTTCTTTGGGTTACCTTATGATGAGGATATTGTGACGAAATCATTAGACTGGCTAGTAAGCTGGACGTTGGTTTCTGTTACTTCGATCATTTGTTCAAGAACAACAGGCAAGATTTCAGCGCTAATTCTAACTGTGTAAGCATTAGAAAATAGACGTTTACCATTTTCGTCTGTCGTATCTTTTTTTGTAAAACCCAGAAAATCTAAACGGCGAACCGTTCTATCTTCCGGGACTATTATTGATCCATACCGTAAAGGTATGCGTTGTCCAGTAGCCATTTCTGCCATGATTTGTCGATCATGTCTAGGCTGACGTGCCCAGGTAGTGATCTGATAGTCAAGGTAGACTGGTATTGGGAACTCTGTCATGTACTGTTGAGTGGTATTAGCACCTTCTGGAAAATAAGGCATTTGGATTTCACCACGATGAGATCTTTCAAAATCTTCGTTATACCCAAGAAAATCTATGGTCATATATGGATAGGACTGTACGCGGATTTCTAGATCCGGTTGTCCAAACCATACGCCTACGGGGCGAGCAGAGTTGCCGCTGTCGGAGACAGTTACTCCGGTGAGCATTAATTTTAGGGCTTTATCTTCATTAAGAATAAAAGGCATTAGAACATCGCCTCCAGTATTCCCTGGGCGTATGCAGAATCATCGATGTTATTTAAAAATTTTCTTAGGACGTAGCTTGGCGGGGTTCCCTGGGTGCCATACTCAAGATCATTAACTTTAGAGGTTAGGTAGGGTGGGTAGTAGATAACGTGTTCGTTATTATTATTAATAATAGAAAGGTTATTTACGACCTCGGCCGGCCAACCAGCATCAGAGCAGTATTTTTGTAGGGCAATTGTGGTTTTAAAGGTATCAAACCTAGCGCCCTCGTTTATAGAATTCTTAAGTATCTCCGCTAGTCTCATTTACGGCCCACGATTGCTTTAGAGATTAGACTTCCTGCAATCCAACCGGCTACCATTGAGCCAGCATGGAATTTGTCTAGACCTAAAACACCGCGGACGAATTGCTCTTTATCGGCTTCAGTTTCAGCACGAGCCATTCTATCAAGTAGATAAATCATAAAAAACCTCCAAAGGGAGAGATGCGGGGTCAAGCTGCAGGGTTCCGGATTGCTCCGGCGTTAAAAACAAGGATAAATGAAAAAGCCCCCTTACGGGGGCTAAGTCAATAATTCTTTTACATACCCTTTTTTCTTACCATACTTGCTTTCTTGGCCTTGCCTTTTGAGTCTTTCTTTTTGGAAAATTTCTTATTGGCTTCCTTTAGGGTCTTTTGACCGTGCTTGTTCATAGGCATTCCGCAGCCACAGGTAGCGCACATTACTTCTTCTTTGCCTTACATGCCTTGCAGGTACCACAAGTACAGGCTTTAGCCTTAGGCTTGCCTTTACCAAATCCTGGCTGACCTTTTTTCTTTCCACATCCACATGTTGCGCACATTATTTCTTACCTGCTTTCTTTTTCTTTTTTAGGCCCTTAAAATCTTCTCCGGTTATTTCGTTCTTGGGCTTGGCGACACCGGCAATTTTCTTTTGTTTTGGGGACAGCTTCTTAACCATTATTTTTTACCTTTCTTAGGTTTAGCAACTTTGTCTTTTCCTTTACCTGCAGGTACACAGTTTGGCACTTTTTTACCGCCTTTGGTCTTCATACCTACCTGTACGTACCCTTCCCAACAAGGACCTTGAGCAGCCATTACTTGCCCCCCTTATGTGGGTTTTTTCTATGCCAAGCTCTGGTAGCTCGTTCCCCGGCTTTAACGGTTTTAACTCCAGCTTTCTTGGTTAGGTTAATCTTATCATTTTTTCCAGCTTTAGCGCTAGGTGGGTGATCTACTACAACATCGCCCTTTTTAGTTTTTTTTATGGAGTGCTTTACTCCGCTAACTGTAATTTTAGCCATTGTCGGTCTCTTTCTTAAAGGTAAGTATCTTTAGGGCCGTGTGGTGAATATGTAGCGTATTGCTGAAATTGTGGGTCATTTATTAATTCTTCTGGGTTTACTTGATAGCAGTCTATATCAAACAAGGTGTAGTCGTCTGTAATAATTCCCTTTGGAAGCACTCTCTTAGGAGTAAACACTTGATTTTTAAAAACAATTCTATCGCGTAAATAGGCGTCTGGATTTGTAGGCAAGTACTGTAATTGAGGGATAGGTAGAGACTCCCCTCCCGATAAAGAAGAGCCGTCAATAACGTCCATGTTAATGGTAATGCTAAGTACGTCCGTGTTGTAGAAACCACGTTCATTTTGAACAGTTACGCCTTGGGTAAGGGTTGCGTTAATAACCGAAATAAGGTTAGGGCCTTCCCAACGTCGTCCCCCACCACTTCCTGAAAAACCTACATCGTAGATTGGGTCAATTACTGTGAGGTCGGCACGGTATAGCCACCACTCAATGTCATAACCAACGGTACGAACTATTTCTTTAGTGGTGCCCGAAATAATTGATGCCCGCTCATGGTTGATATTAAACCGACCGATTACTTGTTCTCCACGCATATACAGAGTTTACTTCCTACTAGGTTACTTGCCTGCCCTAATATGGGTGTATAAATAGTTAGGTCCCTCTGTAAAGTACCAATGATCTGGCTCGCAGAAGAAGAAAAACGCATTGCACACTAGGTTAGTTTCTGGGCTTGGGAACTCTTCCCGCCAATGCTCTTGGTCATTTCCGTACATAAATAAGGCATCATTTTCCATTAAGGTATACGGCTTATCCTCAACCAGGATGTCCCAAGGTTCTTTTTGAAATACGCATAAATCAATGTGGTAGGTGCAAGCGTTATCGTCCTTGTGTTTCCACAGCTTTGCCTCCTTACCCTCATAGGTACTCATCAAGCACCATGAAGGTTGCAGGGTAGGGCTCCCAAAGTACTCTCTAGCGATCTCTGTAAGCATGTGGTGAATGCGGGTTAGCTCCGGCTCTCCAAACCATTGATGACGACCAAAACTATGGTCATAGGTAGGTTTAGTAGCCCACAGGTTCATTGCATGCTTTTGAAAGTTTTTTAACTCTTCTGTTGGAAGAATGCTTTTTACAATAAAAGGTTCTTTAATAGTTACTGGGTAGTCCTCAGACACGGGGCTATTCCATTACCTTGGTAGCAGCCCACTTACCTATAGGACATTCTGCTAGAGCTAACTTTACTTTAAGATTCATAAAGCAACCACATTTTTTACATTGCTTTGTAAGTTTAATTAATTCTGGACAAGCTTTACAAATCTCATAGCGTTCACCAGCGATAGCATCTGTGGTTTTGTTGTCTGCTTGTAATAGGTCCCAAGGTCTAGTATCCCCAAGATTTTTTTTATATTCTTGCCACTTAGACATTAACTTTTCTCCCTAAATTCTCCGCCTACATACTCCCATCCCGGAGCAACCGCTGATGGGTACCTTGTTGGCTTACCATCCATATCATATATGGCATCCCCAGTTAAGTTAATTATTGTAGGCTCTGAGCAAAGAATTGCCCACAATTTTTCACTACACTGCACAGTTTCAACTTCTTCCCCATCTCTTACAACCCCCACGTAAAATAATGGCGGTGTAGACGGTAATTCGTTAAAACTATCGGCAGTGGTTAATAAGCCTGCTGCATCTACTTCCATGATCAATACTTCTACCACTTCTGTATCTACAATAAAAGCTACCGCTCTTGCGGGTATTCCAGCAAGTTTTTTTTCTTGCTGAATAGCGGGTGTAGATCTTATATGCTCGTCTAAATTTAACATTTAGTGCCCTTTCATACCGTAAAAGCTTAGCATGAAGATAAGCTTCCTTGAGCGTCGCATGCTCCGATAGAGAAACAGCTACAGCATTGGTTGACGTAATCAGCTTGGCTACATATTCTGTTTGTTGAAGGAGTAGGGGTAGGAGTAGGGGTGCCGCCACCGCCACTTGGGCAGTACTCACCTGTGCATAGGTACTCGCCAACGCTGGCGCAGAAGAATGTAGTACATGGAGTTGGTGTTGGTGTTGGCGTTGGAGTTGGAGTTGGAGTTGGAGTTGGAGTTTCTCCTGTACAAGTGCCATAGGTATTAGGGCATCCTGAAGGAGTAAGACAGTAAGTTCTAGTTCCGCCGTTACCACAAGCCTCTGTTCCAGAGCCATAGGGGCAGCAACCCGCAGTACCGCAAGGGCTACTTGTAGTACAGCTAGGTGCTGGGCAAGTAAACGATTCTGCTCCCGTACACGGGTTTACATAAATATCTACCGTTTGCCCGCAAGAACTTCTATACTCTCTATATGAATACACTGGGGTACAGTTTTGTTGAGCGGGTACGCATCCGGTATCAGAGGTGGTATTTGCACAAGATCCTTGGGTATAGCAAAGATAAGTATTCATTGTGCCTGAAGCACAAATAGAGGTAGAAACACTACGAGTACTGGGATAGCTCAAGGGTGATGGTTGGCAAACTTGACATCTAGATTCTGAGCATGCTGCTCCAGAACATGGGGCTTGTTCTACGCAAGACCCTGGGACAGTGACTGTAGTAGAGCCAACAGTTCCATTATTTACACAACACTGGTTATAAGTATTTACGGTTATATTTTGAGTTCCTGAATTACACACAGAGGTAGAAACTGATTGGGTTGAAGCGGTACTAGTTAAAGGAGTACAACTACAGGTACTCGGCGCATTATAATTGTAAATAGTTAGTGTTGTATTAGTTTGACAACCAGGTGTTGCTCCTGGGGCAGGGCTTTGAGCTGCTACGGTACCGTTGTTTGCCGATGTTGCTCCTTGAGAATTATCATAATAATTAGTAAACTCATAATAAAGACCTGCAGCAACAATTGCATTGCTTGCCGAGTATTCAGAAAGCCCAATAACGTTTGGCATAGTACATGTTGGTGTTCCACCAATACATTGTCCGGCACCTACAGAAATATTTGGACAGCCGGATGGAGTAACGCAGGTATACGCCTTAGTACGTGTACCGTTAGTTCCGCAAGCTTCAGTTTGTAGAGAGCCGTTAAACGTTCCATTTGTAGCGTTAATTGTTACCTGCGACCCGTCAGAATAAATAATAGTGCTGCAATAGTTTGGATTACTACATTGTTCAGGACATGCTGATGTAGTAAAGTTTGGAAAACCACCATTAATTTGGCAACTAGCCCAAGGTGATTGGTTGTCAACACCATTAGGAGCGGCCCACGCAACTACTGAAAGAGTATACGAAGTTGCACAATTTAATCCAGTTACTACATGGCTTACTGACGTTGCAGTTGAATTTATAGTTCCTGAGTTGTACCCACCGCCATAAATTCTATAAGACCACATACCAGACGCATTGAAAGATACTGTTGCTCCGCCCGCATTTACTGCGCTTACCGTTGCGTTTGATAATGTAGGGGAAGGACCGTTACAGGACGGTGTTGGAGTCGGAGTCGGAGTAGGTGTAGGTGTTGGTGTAGGTGTTGGTGTGGGAGCACAAACAGTGCGCCAAGTGCCGTTTACTTTTACGTAGGAGTCTGATACTGCTCTCCAGGTACCACCTACTTTTACATACCCGCAAGTAGTATCTGTGTCACCAGATACAGTTCGCCAAGTACCACCTACCTTGATGTACGTGGCCATGATTTAGCTATACTTCAGCCAGACATCCCCATCGCTTCCCCCTGAGGGGGTTGAAGTGGATACCGTAATATTTCTAACAACAGTTGAATTAGTTGGTGCAGAAGTTACGGCTCCAGAAGATGCAGAGACAGCACCAATACCTGTAGGAGTAATTGCATCTGTTCCACCCACTAAGTGCTGTACGGCGTGTAATGATGGGGCAGCTCCGATAGAAGCTGGGTTTAATTGTGGGGTACCAAAAGACTCCCAAACTAAAGTATTTTTATTCCAACGTCTTAGTCCCATTAGTTCACTCCATATACTAGTAAGCTACCGCCGGCAAAAGTTCCGGCAGTTAAAGTTAAAGTAACCGCGGTTACTAAGTTTGTAACTAAATACGAGCTTGAATTTGAAATAATTTTAGGAAGGTTAGTAACACTACTTACGTAACTTCCTTCTATTGTGCTAATTTTATATGTAGTCGTATTAGTAGTATCAAATACGTTAATTTTTACAAAACCATTTGTAGATCCTGAGTTGACGCTATCAATAGTGAATAAAGTGTTGGATGGCGTGCCACTTGCGTTTAGTGCATCAAGGTAGTTAGCGGTAATATCTCCATTAATTCTTACAAGTAAACTAGCGTCAGCAGAAATATTTAAACCTCTAATTATAATCTCTACGTCTTTGTAGTCAGAGCTTACGATACAAGTCTTAGTACTACCGCCTGTAGATAGATCAGTAACTTGAATTAAATTTTTTCCTGCGTTATTTTGTGCATCTGAATCAATCCATACGTCGCCATCAACAGGATTAACAGGGGTGTCAGGACCCACGTGGACAGTTCTTCCCGCCCTGTTATCTGTAAATTTAATTGGGCCAAGTTCTTGGCCATTTAGTTGGACAGCCATTATGCAGTGATCTCCGAACCAAATGCTTGAAAAGTAGCATTTGCAGCTGAGGTATATACATAGATAGAGTCCGTAGCAGCTAAGGTAAGTCCAAGGGTGTAGGTCGCTGTGCTGTATGCAGCAACGGCTGCATCAAAGACTAGGTACTGTTTAACGTTTTCTGCTTCTCCAGCTTGACGTAATGAGATGCGGTAAGTTAACTGAGTAGCTCCTCGATTACAGACGGCAATAGTAGATACTACGGTAGAGGTACTTGCGGCAACTGGGCCGTATAGAAGCACTGGGGTAGTAGCCGCTGGAGCACTTTGAGCTAGAATCTTATAGGCTGTTGGCACTGAGGCTCTCCTTCGAGTAGAACGTTAAGTTATTTGCAAGCCGGGGGTCGCTTGGATTTAATTCTACCGCTTTACTTCCGTATTGTAGGGCTTTCTCGAAATTTCCTAAGTTAAATGCAGCAATAGCTGCGTAGTCCCAGGGGGCTGATCCCCAGGCAAACTCTTCGCATAGATACTCTAATGGCTTAACTGTGATCTCTAGGGCCCGCTCAGCTGCTTGTAGGCAGGCAGTCCACATACTATGCTCATAGTAGAGCTTAGCAATGTCTACATATCCTTCTCGTCTATCCGGAGCTTCTGAACAAGCTTGGCTAAACCAGGTTATTGCGTCTTGGTAATCTTCTTGTAGCTTGGCGATATAGCGCATAGACGCGGCACGTTCTGGTTTCCACGTAGCCCGTGGTAAAGATAAGTGTCGTTTGAATTCTTTTTCAGCCTCTTCGTATTGTCCGTAAAAGTAAAGTTCTCTAGCGTAGTAAAAAGCATTTCTATCGTCATAGGGATCTTCCACCACAGACTGGGCTAGCAAAGGCATATACCCAGATCTAGGCTTAGAGTCATCTGCGTGGTGATGGATTTCTAATCCCATCCACCCCTGTGTTTCAGTGATGCGGTCTGTAATCATTACTTCATGTACTGGATGTTTCCATCTGTAGCCATGCCGAGAATGGATCTTATCTCCGCCGTATTGAAGGCCAGGGGTCCCATCTTCTTTCCAATTCCAAGTGTATTGGTATCTAGGTCTTGTCCACTTCTCAGCGTAGGCTTTCTCTAACTCTTCACGCCAACCAGGTAGAAGTACCTCATCCATATCTAAAGCAATGCAGTAATCAATGTCATTTGGGATAAGGGCTAAAGAAGCGTTACGTGCATCATCAAAGCGCCAAGGCTTTATAGATATGCCAACACAAACAATGCCAAGTTCTTCAGCTAACTTTTTAGTATTATCAGTCGAGCCAGTATCAGCTATGAGTAAGTAGTCTGCTTCCTTAGCGGAGTCGTACCAGCCCTGTACAAATTGTTCTTCGTTGAGGGCTATTGTATAAACAGCGACCTTCATATTGCTCCAAATTATTCAGCTGGGTAGACGGTTTCGTATCCTATCACTTCGTTAGCATCGTTCTTAATTTCAAAGGTTTCTGCCCCTGAGGCATCAGTTCCTAAGCTTCTTCTTGACTCACTCATGTTGTTGACAACCTTCCCCAAGCTCCAATAGAGCTTGATGTAGTAACTGTAGCCGTTGCTGGCAAATCTGTTTGTGCGGCGACAACTCCCATAGTACGTGGGGCTAAATTGCTAAGAACTGCTGGTTGTGAGGAATAAGCGGTGTATACAGTTCCAGGGGTTGTAGCTACAACGATAACTCCTAGAGCATATCTAGTTCCAGGAACTAGAGCGTAGGTGGCTGGGTAGCCTCCAGTAGTATTAAATATTAGTGTTGCTAATGTGCTAGCAGATGCAAACACAGTTGTGGAAGCAGCAGTTCTTGCTACAAGGGTTGCTACTCCGGTTCCTTCATTAAAGGTATACAACCCAAAACGAATAAGGGATGCGCCTGTAGTAAGGGTAAGAGCAGACGCTACGCTTATAGAGTTAACTGTTGCTCCCCACATAGGTGAAAAGAAGGTAAAGTAAACAGAGCCGCTAGTAAGTGTTGCGCTTTGATTTCCAGTACGTGGAACTACATCAATTACTGAAGAGCTCTGGTTTAGGTTTGCAGCCAAGCTGCTAAAAGCATCAGCGTTAAGTTTTGCAGCGGTTACTGCGTTATCAGCAATTTTAGCCGTAGTCACGTTAAGGTCTGTAATTTTTACGGTAGTCACGGCGTTGTCTGCAAGTTTACCGGTGGTTACATTAAGATCTGTGATTTTAGCAGTAGTAACTGCGGTATCTGCAAGCTTACCTGTGGTTACGTTAAGGTCAGTAATCTTAGCTGTGGTTACTGTGTTATCAGTAGGGGTACGAGTATCTGTGAACCTAGCATCTGTGTCTATTGCTAGCTTTACCCAGTTACCCGCATGAGCGTAATAGGCACTTCCAGTAGCATGAACATGAGCAAACATTCCGTGGTTAGATGCTGCTGCTGGTAGATCTACTAAAGCATCAAATACAACCCAAGTAATATCATCTGAAGTAATTAAAGATTTATCAATACCAACAGTCTGTGTAGAAGAGTTGTAAGTAATTGGGGAAGTTGCAGCTATTACGCTATTAGGACCAGTAGCACCAGTTGGACCGGTTACTGTGCTGTTTGCTCCAGTAGCACCAGTAGCGCCTGTAGGTCCAGTTGCACCAGTGTCTCCAGTTGGACCAGTAACTGTACTTGCAGCACCAGTGGCACCTGTAGGTCCGGTAGGACCAGTTGGGCCTGTTGGACCAGTCGGTCCAGTAGGACCAATAGGTAAAACTAAGTTTAATGTTTGTGTTGGTGCAGTTCCAGAAATAGAAGCGCCTGCACTTGCACCACTTGATATAGAACCAATGGTTAATGAGTTAGGTGCACCTGTTGGTCCAGTTGGGCCAGAAGAATAAGGAAGAGAGTTCCAGACTGTAGCGCCAGTACCTACTTTAAATTTTCCAGTATCGTACTCGTAACCTACTTCACCTTGTGAAAGAGTAGGGTTGGTGCTTGTCCATGTAGCAGCAGTATCACGTCTAAATTGAACACGAACAGCCATTAGATCTCCTTAAACTCCGGCAGCATTTCCACAGTCAATGATAGATGAACCACCATAGATTGTTGTAGCTGTACCACCATCTACATTTTGAAACACAGGTCCTGTTGGTCCGGTTTCTCCGATTAATCCTGTTGGACCAGTAACTCCTTGTGCACCAGTTGGGCCTGTAGGTCCAGTAGGTCCAGTTGGACCAGTGGGTCCTGTTACTGAAGGACCAGTTGGACCCGTAACTCCGGGACCAGTTGGACCAGTAGGACCGACAGGTCCTTGGGCAACACTAATTCTCCATACTGCGCCATCCCAATACCACAGCTGATCTCCAGCCGAAAACAACTGGTTTACGGCAGGGGAGTTGGGAAAGTCGATTGGCATACTAGATATTGTAATGCCTTACTCTTAAAATATACTGCTAAGATAAGACTTGTGAGACAGGGACGGGATATACCTACAACAGAACATCCCACACCCTTGACTATATATACAAGATGTCCAGAAAAATGGGTATTGGTAGACACCGAGACTGGCCAGATTTACAAAGGTAACCAAGGTGGTTATTGGGATAGGCTAGATCCAGTTATGAAGGGGAATTAGTGAAAACAGATAAGATTGTTATTGTTGGGGGCGGTTCAGCTGGTTGGATGACTGCAGCTACTTTAATTACCGCATTTCCAGATAAAGACATCTACGTAATTGAGTCTAAAGATGTCCCTACGGTAGGTGTTGGCGAGTCTACTATCGGGGGTATTAGAACTTGGACTAGATTTATTGGTCTTGAGGAGTCTGATTTTTTTCTGGCAACTGACGCGTCTCTTAAATTAAGTATAAAATTTACTGATTTTTATAAAAAAAATGGGGGGTCATTTCATTATCCTTTTGGAATGCCAATTATTGACGGAGATAGAAATCCCTTTTTTGATTGGCAAATTAAAAAGTACTACGAACCAGACACTCCTGTAGAAGATTTTGTTCGTTGCATTTTTCCAGCAGCCGCTTTGTTTGAAAAAAATAAATTTTCTTTAAACATGCTGGAGGAGTTTGATAATTTTGACCCAAATAACGATGTTGCCTATCATTTTGATGCAACTAAATTTGGCAACTGGCTTAGGGAGTACCACTGCGTACCTAAAGGGGTAAAACATATAGTATCTACTGTAGTTGATGTTGTAGTAGATGAGGAAGGAATAGAGCACCTAACATTAGAAAACGGAGATAAAGTAACAGCAGACTTATTTGTAGACTGTACTGGTTTTAAAAGCATATTGTTAGGTGGGGCATTAAAAGAACCATTTAATTCTTTTGCGGACATGCTTCCCAATAACAAAGCTTGGGCAACCAGACTTACATATGAAGATAAAGAGTTAGAACTAGAAGGGTTTACAAACTGCACCGCTATTGAAAATGGGTGGTGTTGGAACATACCTCTGTGGTCTCGTTTAGGAACTGGGTATGTATATTCTGATAAACATGTTACTCCGGAGGAAGCGTTAGAAGAATTTAAACAACACCTTATGTCAGACAAAATGGTTGTTCCTAGAACTAGAGAACAAGTAGATGCTTTAGAATATAAACCTATTACAATGCGAGTTGGTATTCATGAACGGACATTTGTTAAAAATGTTGTTGCTATTGGTTTATCTGCTGGGTTTATTGAACCATTAGAAAGTAATGGTTTGTACAGCGTACATGAATTTTTATTTAAATTAGTAGATATTTTACAACGCGGCGATATTTCTCAATTTGATAGGGATATGTATAACATACCAGTAAGAGATATGTTTGATGGGTTTTCTAAATTTGTGTGCCTTCACTATGCTTTATCTCATAGAAACGATACTGAATATTGGAGAGATATAAATACAAAACAATTTAAAGATGAGTACTCTGGAGACCCATATACCCATAATAGAGTAAAGGCAGGGGCTTTTTATGACATCATGTGGAGGTATATGGAAGAGTGGGCTCATCCTTTTGGTGTTGCTGGCATAACG